TCCTGAAGATTCTCGTATCTATCGAACAAGTATTTGGTGACAATAAAGCCCAACACGGAGTCGCCCATAAATTCCAATGTTTCATAGGAACCCTCGACGCCATCGTGTTGAACAGAAGATTTGTGCTTGAAAGCCTTGTGATAAACATCGATGTTTTTGATGTTCGTTCCAATAATGGCTTCAATCTCCTGAGTGGAAATCATTTATAATCTATTGGTATTTTCTGTTTAAGCCTTGATGAAGTGCTTGGAGATGTGCTTCTGAAGGCTCATATAAGAGAGTGTCTCCCCCTGTGGTGTTTGAAGGAGCTTCTTCATCGCGTCATCCTGAATAATCTTTCGTCCATCCTCTGGATGCGCGAGACCCTTGTCCTTGACATACTGCTTAACAAAACGGGTCACGTCGGTGCGCGAAACCTCGGTTCCCTCAGCGAGACCCATAAAGTCGGTCAGTTCCTTGGTGACCTTGCTGGGCTTGTTGAACCCCGTATTAGCGGCACGCTCCTTAGCCTTGGTGCCGTCCGGATCGTCCTGAACCTTGGCAAGCTTGCGAACCATCTTGGCGAGACTCTTGATCTCCTTGCGCATCTCAGTAAGCTCCTTCATCACATCCTCGGTAGACATTGTTTTTCGTACTTACCCTTGGTTTCATTTCTTTAATTTACTTCTCGAGCAGAGACCCACCGATCCCTCCGAGGATCTTGTAGGACATGGACTCGCGGACGAGCGCCTGGTCACCGCAGTATCCGCCCGGGGTAAGGTCCTTGGTGTAGTAGGCGGCGTCCTTGCCTGGGCCAGGCACACACTCGAGGCTGTAGGGCAGCTTGATCATCTGATCGCCACTGACCATGGGGTCGACGTCAATGGACTCGGGTGCCAGCTTGTACCCACTCTTCTTCATGCCCATGAAGCACTTGACGTACAGGAGGGCGAGGATGGCAATCACGAGAACGAGAGCGAACTGATTACTGATCATACTTCTTTACTAGAACATTTGATTATTTTTCTGCGTTAAAGAGATGGGCATAAGTTTATAAACTGACCTTAAGAGAGCATGGAAGATTTCGAGATTGAGCTTGATAATAATAGTGAGATGATGATTGACCTGGACGACGATGAACAGGATCTTATGAATGGTGTCGTCCTGGATGCCACCCGGCGCAAGCGAACAAACAATCCGAGGATGAATGATCAACCCATAAATGCCCCTGCGTCTTCGTTCATGGCTTTCGCAAACCACGGGAAGCAGACGCCCTCGTCGCGTCCTGCACCTCCCCAGGAAGAACCGGAAGATCACGGCGAAGAATATGGAGACTATGGAGCTGGCGTTGGTCTTGAGGATGGCGGGGGCTACGAAGAGGATGGTCCTTCCCCTGGCTACAAGTCCATTGACGACGAGAAGGCTGACCTTTTGAATAAGATCACGCGTCTGGAAAAGAAGGGCATTCGCTCCATAGAGAGGCTGAACATGCACTCTTCCATCCACGACATACGCGGTGAGGTCAAGCGGATGTCCTACTCGATCGAGGTGGATCAGTCGGTCAAGATGCAGCGACGGATGCTCATTGCCTGTGTGACTGGGATTGAGTTTCTGAACAAGCGCTACAATCCACTGGACATCCACCTGGACGGGTGGTCTGAGTCTGTGATGGACGGGGTTGATGATTACGATGACGTCTTCGAGGAGTTGTATGTCAAGTATCGTGGCAAGGCAAAGATGGCACCGGAGCTCAAGTTGATGATGATGTTGGGTGGTTCCGCCACGATGTTCCATCTGACCCACTCGATGTTCAAGTCTGCGATGCCTCAGATGAATGATGTCATCAAGCAGAATCCCGATCTCATCAAGAACATGATGTCGGCGGTCGCGAACACGGCGGGCAACGCACAGCAGAGGAATCTGGATCCCAGACCGGTTCCGCCGGTGAACCGGAGGGAGGTTCAGGGTCCCAACATGGATCTCTCTTCGCTGATGTCTTCGTTCATGAACCCTCAGTCCACGACGACCCGCGACGTCGAGGAGACACGACCCGCACCGGCACCCAGCGATGGCATGATTGAGGACGACATCTCGGACATCGTGAGCGTGAATGGCGATTCGGTCAAGGACGTGGAAGTTTCTGCCCCCAAGAAGAAGAGGGGAAAGAAGGGAAAGACGACCTTGGAATTGTGAATTTAATTTCCTAGTTGATACTAAATAATGGTAGGCTATTGTTCCATTGACGATGCCTATGGAGGACTTCCTCTGGAGACGGTCAAGCCGCCGCCGGCTCCAGAGAAGGCCGCTGATCGAATTTTTCCCACCAACAGGGTGGAGTTCTACGAGGTCGATGGCGTGATGGATTCTGAGTTGGGTTACATGGTCGTGCTCTTCATGGCTGGTGTTGCTGCACTTGTGCTGAGGGACATTCTTCGTGCTCTATCTTGAGAAATCGTTTCCCGGTGATATAGCCTTGGTAGAAGAGTTCCTTCTTATTCTTGTCGTCCATAGAAAAATTAAATGCCTCACCTTCCTTCATCTTGATGTAGATGGTAGGCTTTTCATAGACCACTCTATTTCTCATAATCGAAGTGATAAAGTGTTGTATGAAATCAACAAACGACCCTATGCGCGGTGGCTTTTCTGCAGAGGGTTCTGGGTCAAGTTCGATGGACACCACTTCCTGCATGTCCTTGCCCATAAACGGTGTAAGCGGGCACGTCTCGAATGCTGCCGAATCCACATACCTGTGGTCTTTGAACATTACGGACTCGAACAAGAAGGGTATGCTTATGCTCATGCAGACTGCATGGGACACCGACATGTCCGGGTGGGTATGGTGTGAAAAGTAGCAACTCTTCTGAAGTGTTATGTTGTATGCCGAAACGTAAAAGTCAAGCCCAGACCACTCCTTTAGTTCCTGGAACGTGAAGTCTTCTTTTCCAGCAAGTTCCATACATATTTTTGAAAATACATCTTTCCACCTCGATGCCGGAACAAGACCGTAGTTATTAAGAAGAGATTTGAGATTAAGGCGCATCAACTGATTGACGTCCACATCCTTGATGATCTTGAACAATCTGATAATGTCCCACTTGGCGACCAAACATCCAAACGCCACGATGGAACCCGCGGAAGACCCGGCGACGGATTCTAGCTCTTTGAGTTTATCGTAGTTGTGCAAGGCATAGACAGATCCCAAGATGGCATAGAATCCCATAGCACCCGGACCAACGATAAGATACTTCATGTCCCTTTTTAGAACTCGAGAGGACTTTGTGAGCGAATAATCGCGAATACGATCCAATAAAGAAACGTGTTTCTTATGATCAGATTTTGGTTGGTGGTCATCCCGCTCAGTATGAAGTACATTGCGGATGCGAGATAGACCTCGCTTGGCCGAACCACGAACTTCATTACTCCACGCAAAATAATTATATACAGGATACCGAACACAGAGGTCATTCCTAGACGATCTGTCAAATCTCCCATACCCGTCACGGCGGGTGAAAGGAAGGCGAACAGAACTGTTGGAACAATGACCTTTGTACTTGTCACGTCTGGCAGGCGGGGCATATTTACTGACTGCAAACATTAAAACTAATAGTAGTATTCATTTTTACAAAACTCGGAAAACGAGATATCTTCAGGAATCATGTGGTCGTAACATTGTTGCCTGTAGTTTTCCCAGTTATTCCAAAGTTCATCACTGTAATAGGCAATCCAGTCCTCATACTCATACTCATTTGGATCAAAGAATCCCTCATCATCCTCTTCGAGTTGCGGATCCTCAACAACCTGAGGCTGGGCAATGGGCGTATAATCGAGAAGGCTAGAACTCACCATGTTTGGTTACTGATTATCTGTTGGTTTATTTCTTTAACTTAAGTTGGAGCGTGGATGTCTCCTTGGGTTCCAATTTTTCCTCAATCTCTTTGATGATCTGTTCGAGGCGTTCCTGACCTCCCTCAATATAATTTGGTAGTTCATCCATTAGGATTTTCTTAGTAACAACTGGCTTCTTAATTGATGTCTTTTGGGTGACCTTGGTTCCACCACGGGTCTGGACATCATCAATCTTCTGTGCCGTCATGTAGCCACCGATGAAGGTCTTCAGACTCGCCTCGCGGTCCTTTAGCACCTTGATGGCTTTCTGAGCCTCGGTGAGCTGCTTCTTGATCCCCTCTAACTCGGCGATGGCTTCCTTGAACTGATCACTGATAGGCATTCCCTCTGACATCGTTTGTCTATAGATTGCACAATTTCTTTAATTTAAAATCAGTCAGAGTTGTTTCTCTGAATGTTTCTAATTTATTAGTTAATCATCTAAGCGGTACCCTGACCAAGCTCGAACGCGGGACGCATCTGGTCTGGCACGATCGTGGATGTGTTGAAGATGGTGACGGCCTCGCGGGGGTTCGGGGGCTCCGAGCGGATCTGCTGGTTGGCGTTCCGGAGAGCACCGCCGACGGTCTCGGGGTAACCGATGAGCGCGCGGGGGTTCAGGTAGTTCTGACCCTTGAGGATGTCATCGGGAGCGAACTCGCCGAAGTCCTCCTGAGCCGCCACGTCGCGGGGGAGCAGGCTGGAGGCAACCCCCATCCCGTTGGCAGCCGCGGCGGACACCGCCATAGCACCGCCATTCACCGGGGCACCCATGGAGTCCACCACGTTGGAACCCTCATAGCCCTCCTTCCCGTTAAGGTAGCTCCAGCTGTACATAGCCTCCTTGGGAGCCATGCCGAGGGCACGGCGGATGGCACCATTGTTCATCCACATAAAATACACCACGGCGACAAGCATGACCACGAGCAACATAGTCTCAGTCTTCATCACAAACTTCATATCGTTTAACATTACAAACTAAAAAAAATCCTCCTCTTCCTCTTCCTCTTCGTCCTCTTTTTCAAAAAGACAATCCGAAAAATCCACAATCGCCTTCTTGGGTTTTGGCTCAGCCTTGAACTTGGCCTGATGAATGATCCACTCACTCTCAAAGCTCTTCTGAAGAAACTGCACCGACCGAAGCTGGACGACCACGTCCACGATATCGTCCTTGGCGAGCTCCCTGTCCTCGACCAACTCCCGCTTGGCGTCATATACCCTGACCACTTCTGCCCTGTGCACACTCAAGATTTTCTCGTCAGTAGAAAAAGAAGAAGTAAATGCACTTTCAAGTCGAGAGTCTGGGATCTCCTTACCGAACCAAGCCACCTTAGACTCCTTAGCCTTTGCAAGAACATCACTCTCAAACTGTGCAACGGTCTCATCATCAACCTTGAGAAGAATTTCATCATCCACGGAGACCACCTGGGTTCCCTTGAGTGTAACCAACAAAGGTTTGCCGTCGTCTGCACGAACAGCCACCTCCTTCACTCCGTCTTCGAGAGTCACAACCTTAGCAGAGAACTTCATTACTATTTATTAAAATGTAATGTTTAAGTAGATGGAACCAGACGCAGAAGACGATCACATAGAACATCTCGAAGCAAAGTTCCTGGTGGACAAGCAGAAACGTATCGAGAATGCCATGAGCTGGCACCCTAAACAGGAAAAACTCGTCAAGTCCTGGGGCGAAAAAGCACTTGGGTATCGCTGGCTCCACAATAGGAGTGCACAAAATCACAACGCGAGTCACCGAAACCTTTCAGTTTCCTACATCGGCATCACCACGGTGGCGGGACTGGGAACGCTGGTCTCCTCGTCCTCTGGGGTCGCATCTATGGCACTCCTCTACACATTCAGTTTTCTAAACCTGGCTGCTGCCGGGATAGCCAGTATTCACAAGTTCCTGAGGTGCGGCGAACAATACGAAGCCAACGCACAGACCTCAAAAATGTTTGGAAGACTTGCCAGAGATATCTCCCTGGAGTTGTCACTTGAACTAGAAGACCGCATGAATGCAGTCGAATACTGTCACAAGATCCGCGAAGAATATGACAAAATAATGGATCACGCACCGGATATTCCCTCGGACATCGTGGAAGAATACAAACGAATGATGAAGACGGATGACCCAAACTGTGAAATTTCAAGACCAGACGTGGCTAACGGGAAATTCAAAATATACTCCACCTCGGAACGCTTTTCGGAAAATAACGAAGAAAGGTGGTCGAATATAGTGAAGAAAGCAAAAAAACTAAAAAATGTTCTACCTGTCTAGGTCCTCCATCCACATGGCACTGACCGTCATCTCGTTTATGCGCTTCAACTCGTCCAATAGGGTCCTCGCTTCCTGCTTGAGTTCTTGCACAGCCTCCTGAGTATACCGAGACGTCTTCAAACCCCAGAGATGCTCGAAACTCCCGTCGACCTTTTTGAACTTCTTGAGCATGTTCTCCTCGGCATCGACCTTCTTCAGTCCCATGACCTTTAGGGATCCATCTAGGATTCCCTTGACAAAGTTGGCACGATCCATCGCCATCCCGGAACGCTTGGCCAGGGTCGCCACCAAATATTCCTTGCGCTTCACGTAAAGTTCCATTCTCTCCTTGGCGTAGGTCTTAAGGATGTCCATGGGCGTGTCGAACTTCTCGATGCCGCGGGGACCGTGCAGATACATGTTGGTGCTGCGAACCGTGGAAGTCAACTTGAGATCCTTCTCCGGCGACGACCCCTTGTAGCCAGTGATCACGAAACGGACAGATTCCTCCGTGCTGTGATTGTTGTAATTCTTGATGACATTCTTCTCAACAAGCCCTTCCAGAAACTCCTTGTAGGTCTGGGTCCACGTGCCCGGTGGAAGTTCGGTGACCTCGACCTTGTCACCACTTGACTGCCACAGACCCTGAAGCGTCCAGACGCCTTCGTCCGAAGCCGTAACGGTTCCCTTGAATCCACGGAACCAAGGCTTCATGGGCTTCGGTGCCTCGCCACGAATGATCCGCTTCAGATTTTCCTTGACTTCCACTGGATTGTGCGGAGGCACCTTGCAGCTGAACCCCGTCCCGATGCCCTCTGCACCATTCACCAAGATCATCGGGAGCGTGGGCAGGTAGTATTCGGGCTCGATGGGCTTTCCGTCATCCTTGAGGTAGGTCAGACAGGCATTGTCCCGCTCGTCAAAGACCTTTGCGTGACCGGACAGACGCGTGAAGATATACCTGGCACTCGCGTGGTCCGAGCCTCCAGCCAGACGAGTTCCAAACTGACCACATGGTTCTAACAAATTCATGTTGTTTGAACCCATGTAATCCTGAGCCAGTCCCACGATGGTTCCCTGCAAACTCATTTCGCCGTGGTGATAGGCAGTGTGTTCCGAAATGTAGCCAGACAACTGAGCGACCTTCATCTCGGTGGTGAGGTTCCTCTTCATGCACCCGAAGATGACCTTGCGCTGAGAAGGTTTCAGACCGTCACGGACATCTGGGATGGACCTGCGAATGTCCGCGTGACTGAACTGAATCAGATCCTTGTGAATGAAATCAGAAACGGTCACCGAAGTCACCTTGCCATAGGGAAGTGAATCTCCGCGGAAGGGACGAGCCAGCCAGCGCTTTCGGTCATCTGCCAGTGACTTGTCGAATGCCAAACTCACAGACTTCTGACTCTCGTGATCGGCAACGAATCCCACCGTAAGTCTGGTCAGATCCTTGAAGTACTCCTTTGCCTCGGCAGACGTGGAAGTACCAAGACCCTTGTAGTATTTGATGGTGACGCCACGGGGGACCCTACCATCGTGTGACCGCTCGATCCAGTTCACAAAGTCCTTTTCGGAATAGAATGACTCGTTGATCCTTCCACCCTTCACGCGGATCACTGGGGTAATCATGCTCACCACGAAGCCCATTCCGATCAGCTCGGGCCAGTAGCAGTCGAACATGTTCAGGACCAGACCCTTGATGTGTGAACCATCCACGTCGGCATCGGTCATGATCATCAGTCTCCCGTAACGGAGTTCACTCAGGTCTGCATACTTCTTTCCCTGCTGGAGACCTAGGATCTTCTTCAAATCTGAAAATTCCTGATTGGACGTCAGTGCCTTTGAACCCAAGTCCCGAACGTTCCTCGGCTTGCCCTTGAGTGGAAAGACGCCATACTGATCCCTGCCGACCACGGACAAACCACTGATAGCCAGAGCCTTGGCGGAATCTCCCTCGGTGATGATCAGGGTGCACATCTTGGACTTGGCCGTCCCCGCCCAGTTGGCGTCGTCCAACTTTGGGATTCCGGTGATCCTGCTCTTCTTGGCTCCGTCGGTCTTTTTGAGATCACGAACCTCGGAAGCCTTTGTCTGTGCCAGTAGCTCCTGTTCCAGAACGCCCTTGACCTGCTTCAAAAAGGCAGACGTCGGTTCAAACTTGGAACCAAAGTCCTGCACGCGGGACATGCACTCGTGCTTGGACTGACTGGAGAACGAAGGATTGACCAGGACCGCCTTGACGACCACCATCATGCACTGCTTGATCTGTGCTGGTCTAAGTTTGGTCTTCTTCGCGAGGTCAGAAGTGATCTGATTTACCACGTGATCCACGTGGGTCCCACCCTTCTCGGTGCAGATGCCGTTGACGAATGAGATCTGCTTGAAGCCCGCGCCCACCGAGGAGCAGACCAGCACCTCCCATCGATCTTGCTTGAGTTGAGCCAAAGTCTGGTCGGTGAAGCGTGAAGTGTAATCCTGAAGATGCTTGATCGCCAACGCCTCGCCATTGTAGTGGACCTTGCACTTGGTTGGAACCCATGCTGCTGCATCCAGAGCCCTCTTCATGAACATGTCCTTGACGTCGTTGGTGATTCCCGAAAGACCGAAGCGTTCCCAGTCGGGCACCCAGCTTATCTGTACTTTGGCGGTCTTTCCGGCGAAGGATTTGATTTTGGGTTCGGCACAGATGCGCATGTTGTCCCTCCAGACCTGGTGATAGGACTTTCTTGTCTCGGGGTCATCCACCTTGATCTCGAACTCCTTGGAGTAGATGTTGGTCAGCTTAGCTCCGTAGCCGTTTCGACCACCCGTGGTTCTCTCCTCGGAATCATCATAGTTTGACGATGTCAGCAAGTGACCGAAGATCAGTTCTGGAGTCCATACCTGGGTCTGTTCGTGGATCACCACGGGGATAGCGACGCCGTTATTGGCGATGGTGATCCTCCCCGCGTCATCCACGTCGATGGATATCTTTGTAACGGACGGGTGCATGGAGCTTTGATCCAGAGCATTCACCAAGATTTCATCAAAAACCTTGGTCAAAGCGGGCGAGACGCGCACCGTACGTTGCACGAATCTGTTGCCATCAGGGACCCACACAGCCCTATCTTCTGGACGCACCTGCCCCACATAGGAGTCTGGACGGTCTAGAATATGGGTGTGAAGGGACTTTTTGGTATAAGTTGGCATTAGTAAGGTATCTACCTTATGTTTCTATTCTTTAAGAGCCTGAATGAAATTCACTTGTTGGCGACATTGGTCCCGGGGATCTTTACTGCATTTGGTAGGGGATTGATACTGAAAATCATTGATAGCATGAGAACCAACGGGGTTGAGAAAGTCACCAGGACTCCGGACCCGGGCATTCCCCTCTTCTGTAGGGCATATCCGGCATAAATTGGAATCATGATTGATTGCCAATAACTGTATACATTTGAGCTAGTCTTAATTCCGAGTATGGGTGACATGACCGAAGGAACCAGCATGATGGCGATGATCACTGCAAGATTCTTGTTGAGTTTCGTGTCGTCTCCCACGGCGGGCCAGCGGGGGATGGCAATCGCCAGCAGAAGCACCATATACATGATGGCACCTGGAGCCATCCAGAAGTTATTCTCGGGACCTGAGAGGTAGGCAGCGAGAACCACTGCAAATGCAAACAGAAGTGTGATTGCTGTCACGAGACCATCACCGTTTTTCTTGTTTGCCATATCTACTATTTGTGAAGGATTTTATTCCTCGGAAGGTGTTACATTGCTCGAGGAAAATGCGACGGGCGCTGATTCCATCGGCGGTGCGCCACCGCTATTCTTGAAGATCATCTTGAGAACCGGATCCGCGAGGGTGAAGTTGGCACCGAAACCGAAACCGGCGATGATGGCGATGAGACCTTCGTTGTCGGGGTAGTCCGCGTCGGGGTTGTTGCTCTGAACCCACATGGTGAACGCGAGAAGTCCGAGAATTGCCACTGGAGGCACTGGGTTCATGAACAGACCCTTGAAGGACTGAATGCCAGTTGCCAGTAGGTAGAGAACAATCAACTGAACAAATGAAATCATATCTTTCTTCCATTCCTCAATTTTTTCAAATCCTTCCTTGGGTTTGTTGTAGGGGAGTTGGGTGATACTCTCGCCATTGACCTCATTGCGACCGCGGAGGAAAAAGTATATGCTCGGGAGGGAGATGGCGAGCCATGCGAGCAAGCTGATGTTGTTGTAGAATGATGTTCCGGTGGACAACGTGGCGCCCTTGGTTCCTAGGATAGTCGGGAGACTTTCTTGGATCACCTGGAATGCCACCGCGAGAACCAGAGAAACGGTTCCGGTGTTACCAACGATATTATCATTGCCAACTCCGAGATTCTTCATGAGCAAGTACATTCCGATCATTATCACCGGTGGAATTGGGTTGCGAACAAGTGTCTGGAGCTGTGGAATAAGTGCCACCGCGGCGAGAACTGCGGCTTCCTTGTCCGTGACGAGACTGGCAGTGCGAAGCGCGACGTAGACAACAATCGCGATCACGGGCGAAAGTGGATCGCTGATGTATGATTGAACCATCGGGATGGAAGCAACCGCCACCAGCACCAACAATTTCACGATGATGGGCAGAAAGCTAATCAAACCGGTCTTGTCTTCGCCCAGCTGTGCCTGGAGTTCGGCGATCTTCTTCTCCGCGTCGGAAAGTTCTGCAGGTTCCTCACCCGCGACGACCTCTTCGATCTCTGTCTCGAAACGAGCCTTGATCATGGGCAAAATCAGAACCGCCCAAACGAAGAACGACGCGACCGTGTAGCCCATGGTCCCGGGCTTGAGACCAGAGAATTCACCGCCCGTGAAGTTCCCCCTCTTGACGCCTGCAATCAGCTGCGGGATTCCAATCGTTGCGATCAGGGACGTGACGGCGACCCACTTGACGAGCTTGTTTTTATCGAACGGAGTTGACTTTTTTGTATACTTGAGAACATACAACATGGTTCCCATGACCATCGGTGGAATAGGATTCATTAGCAGTGTCCTTACACCCGGTGCCGCGGCAAATGCGCCTCCTGTGAGCAACACCTGACCAAAGACCACGGCGATGCGTTTCCACATTTCATCCTTGGCTTCCTTGGGGTCGCTGTTGACGTTAAGATACATGGTAGGTAGGATCAGGGCCGACCATAGGACCCAAGAACCAAACATGTACCCTGGACTTGATACATCCATTATTACTATTATTCTGGATTTTAAAATTGAGAGGCAATACGTTCAGCCGTTTCGCGTAATGAATCCACATAAAGTGCCATACCGGAAAGAATAATCATATTAACCTGACTATCTGTCGCCGTGAAATCGAAAAGATATTTCAAAAGTGAAGCCGTTATGAATATGAATATTGCAATGTTCGCAACATCCCTTGCCGGAACATCCAAGAACCCAATCATCACAAACGCGAAAATGAACATAGACGCCGAGAGGAAGATGAACTTGAACAATTGGCGATGCTGTTTTGAGAGTTTTTCTTGATCTTCACTGATGGGATTTTTCTTCATCTTCTCGACTGCAATTTTTGCTGCATTGAGTTCAATCTTTTCGTAAAAGGTGCGTTCGCCCTCTGGCTTCGCTTCCAACTTGGTGATGATTTTTTCATAGTCCTGTATCGTTCTCTTGTCTTCGGTCTTGATGTCCTGACCAACCAAAATCGCCCAGACCTGGAGAAAGAAGTAGGCAAACAGAAACTTGAAGAAAAAGTCAAAATCCTTTATTGTCGGAAGATAAGGTTCCGCCATTCTGCTATTAACCGATATAATAATTAGTTATCAAAGTGACTCCGAGAGGCACCATATACTTGGCGTAGGCATCGTTGAAGAGATCAAACTGACCGAGAGAACTCGGCACGGCAATCAACGCAATCACCAAACCAGAGAAGGTCGCCGGGCGACTAGACCCCTTAGCCTGAAGGGTGATGAACAGCAGTGAAATCACCGAGAGTAAGTAGAACAAAAGTGTGAAGAATTCCTGAAACGTCGCAGTCCTCTCCTCGTCGGAACCTTCCTCTGGTTCCGTTTTGTTCAACAATGTCATGATCTTGCTCACCAACTGAAGAACAAAATAGTTGAAAAAGTAAAGACTGATGAAATACACGGCCTCGGCTGGATTAAGCGCGGGCACTACACCTGTAGGGGCAGCCATATTACTATTGAGTCACAAAATTAATCATGAATTTGGGCTCCGCAAAATCCCTTGGGGTCATCGATGGTCTTGTAAAGTTTCTTCTCCTCTGCAAATTTCTTGAGCTCCTCAAGGTTCTCCCAGAATGCCGGACTGTGATCATATTCCTTGACCGTCGCGTGCGCAAGTTCGTGCAAAAGGACGTGCATCAATTCGTTGGGGCATCCGTCAACGCACAGACCAATCTCCGAACCCTTGTTCGTGTTGAAGCCAAGCAGACCCCCCTGCATCCCGTGATATCCCACCAACAGGATGGGTTCCCCAAGTTTTCTAAATTTATGTTCCTGGGGCAACTCAACGAACGTTTCGCGGAGCTTGGCATACCTTTTGCGCAAGGTCACGAGACTAGTTGGTTCCTTTACAATATTGAGGAACGACATCAGAAGCAGCCACATGGTCACATAGAACAGAATCTTCTGCGACATCTTATAATTAAAGAAGAAATTAGTTACTAAAGTAACAATGTCTCGTCTTGCTAAGGATAAACTTACGGTGCCTGGTATCTCGTGGGCGTGCCTTTCTTTTGTGGGGAATCTCGATGGCGGTTGGGTGCGTCCCGCAGAGGGAGCCAAGTATACCGAGTTCATGATTAAGATTCGTGGCGCTTTTGGATCCAAGATTGAGGCCGAGGAGCATGCTAAGGAGCTCCAGGAGCTGGACAACTCGGTGGATATCTACGTGGTAAACATGTATGAGTGGCTCCTACTTCCGCCTCCACCTGTATCGGAGATGGAGAACGTCAAGTATACCGACGAACGTCTTCAGGCTATCATGGATGGTTACAAGGAGAACCAGAAGCATGCCGCGCAGATGTTTGAGAAGCGCAAGGAGGACATGACCGCAAAGGCATCTGGTGAGAAGATGCCCTTCATCGAGGCGGGCGACGAGAACTCCAAGTATTATAATAAGCCTGACGAGGCTCCCATCCCTCACCCAGCCGAACTGGTTGAAAAGTATAAGGAGGAGCACCCTGACAAGAACATGGATGAGCTTGTCAAGATGGCGGACGAAGAGGTTGCTCGCCTAATCAAGGAGCGCGATGCGGAGCGCAAGAAGAACCTCGCGACGGTCGAGGAGGTCACCGAAGAGGCGTCCGGTTCTGGATCAAGTTCCAAGGGTAAGGAGAAGGTCGTTTAAAGCTGAGGGAATACCTCAATGTCACCAGATCCCGAACCGGGGACTGGAATCTGTTCAATCTCCAAGTTTGCATCTTCTCTGATGGGATATAAGATGTCCCTAGCCGGAAGACCCGGAATCTCCTGGACATTTCCGAGGCGATCCACCACGGGACCGATTGGAATTTTCTGAACCTGTTGTCCTGGTTCCAAACTAAACCCTGCATATAGCGATTCTGGATTCGTTACATACAGAGTTTCATTCATAACTTCCATAGGTGAAGCATAGTATTTGGAAGGATCGTCACCTGGGTCGGTCTGAAGAGGAATATAAGTTTCACTCTTTTCAAACACTACCCATGCAGCAATCATTCCAAATGCAATTGATGCAATGGCATTAAAACTGTCCATCTTCTTACTAATTAACTAGATTTTTAGACACCGGAGATGCCCCTTCCCGACGTAGTCAAGATGATGGGTGCAGCCTGAGATCCTCCCTTTCCACCAGATCCCATCCCCATGAAAAATCCAAGAATGAAACCGATAAACACAATCACCATCCAGATCAAGGGACTAATGTTATTTAGTATATTCTCGGGCTGTTGAGGAGGAGCATGCTGATAGATAATCTCTTGACGATGATCCTGTTGCTTCGGCATTGGGACCTCGTAATAGATGGGCTGAACATCTTCATTCATCTGCTGCTCTTCTTCCTCCTCGACCTCCTCTTGCCGCAAGTCGGCGATATTAGGTCTGTAAATTGGAGCCGCCGCCCCACTATCCATATCAAATCCCTGCGGAATGTTGCTGTCGACTGCTACTTCCATGGGGAAGGATTTAATATGAATGTATGTTTTTAATAGTTTGACTGAACGCACCTAGTTTAATCGTCCTCTTCGCTGCTGCAGTCCTCGTCATCCGGCACGATGAATCCATCAAGATCGTCTTCGTCTTCTTGACCACTTTCATCATCGGTGCGGATTGACTCAACGTCCGAGCAGTCGTCGTTAGAATCATAATCGGATTCCGAAAAATCATCTTCTACAACTTCATCGGGGGTATAGATCTCTGGTTTCTTGACGACGCGACCGGAACGAGTTCTTGTTTCCATTATTAAGCTATTGGGATTGTTTTTTCAATCAATAAGCGCATTTAATAAACGCGGAGTGTAGGATTGTTTTGTTTCTTCGGCGGCTTGTGTCAGGACCTTCTCTCCTGTGATTGCAAATTCTGCAGCCAATTCCGCAATCTCGTCGTGGTAAACCGAATCGCCCGATGGCAGGGATCCGGCAATGGAAGAGAATTCGTCGGCCGCCCGTCGTAGGTGGATCCCACTTCGCTCCAAGCTAGCCCCCTTGATAATCGCAAGATCGGGACTGACAAATTCTTTCTTGGCTTCCGCTAACTCCTTCTCAAATCGCGAATATGTTTCTGAATCAAGATTCTGGAATCTAGATAGATTTGGAACCATGTCATCAATGGGCTTCCATAGATCCGGACTCACGGGCTTGGAATAACCAGATCTACGACCCATTATAAATAGAACCGTGAACCCTATTATAAGTAAAATGGTAATCATACCTCCTTGTTTAATTTTTGTAGATATTTTAATATTTTGGGATGAACAATATACCTGTGTCCACTTAGCTTCTTGTGTTCTTCGTCGTGACACTTTGCGATGACAGTCTTGGTTTCCTTGTCCACCAAAAACCACACGTGGTTGCCTTGATGTTCCTTCTCAATGAACTCACAATACTTGCACCGGGTGGAGATGACCCAATAGGACTTCTTCGGTATGACCGTATCTATTCCGGATATGTTGTGCTTTGGATACACTCCCTTGAGCCACACCAGAAGTTCGTCGTCCACGCTGGTTCCGGAAATGATCGTCTCACTTCCGCCAAAGTGATTGACTTCATTTCGGTGGGGAAGGATGGAGAAACGTTCAAACATCGATGCCTCTGGCTTATTTTTGAATATCTCCACGAATCCATTCTCGGATACTTCAAACCGTGGCATGTAGGGGACGGACGTCTCGCGGGTTTCCCTCTTTATCTTGTGAGACCAGATGGTTCTCAACCCCGTCTTGAAGACCGACTTGTCCAAAACAGTTTCCCACGGGACATCCGAATCGTAGTCCGCCAGCGTCGTGCTTATCCTCTTCAGAATATTCAGTGCCGAAGCCGTCGTCACCGTCACCTGGGGCCACGAGAGATGAATTCCATTTTTGTAATCGTCACCCTGTTCGCGAATGCAGACAGATGCCAAAATGGGTCCGAGCGAAGGAAATGCCATGTAGAGGTGACCGATCCATCTCTTGATGGTCTCGTCTGTGACTGCACCCTGTTCATTACTGGTCACGTAGTCAATGTCCAAAAACATCCTAAACTTGTCTTCACTCTTGGTCTGTTCGACCATGAAAAGTTGTTCCCTATTCGCGAGTGCCCTGATGCACACCTCGTAGAACTTGTCACGCTGTTGAAAAGGTACGACTAGAACGCCTGCACCATTCATCAATGTGTGTGTTATCTTGGCTCCCTCTGGCTTTGAGCGGAACCACCATCCCATCTGCTCACATTCCTTTATGAAACTCATGAGTCTTCTGGGTCACTAGTGTTTTTAGTCTTTAAATTACATCATACTACATTCAATGACCAATTCTTCTTTCTTTTTTTCCTTTTTGGGTCCATACTTTTTCAGGAGATAGATTTCACCAACAATTTCTTCCTCGGTGAGCTCCTGAATTCGCTTGGCTTCGTCGGACTCAATGTCTTCGGGATCAAGATCTAATAGATTCCTCAATTCGGTGATGCGTTCCTGTTTTGACTTTCGCATCGGTTCCTCCTTATATTAAAAGGTATCTTTGGAAATGAGGGATTAAGCGCGCGGTGAAAGTCATCGTTGATCAACACCTGATTTGAAATGAGAGGCCACTTCTCCTTTTTCTGGAACTCCTCCATGGTGTCAAATGACATATACTTGTTTTCGTCGTAGGTCCTTCGGATGGACTGGCGATTTCGCTTTCGCTCTTCCGTGATTTCCTTCTCTCGATTGAATTTTTCTATCATGGTCAACTGTGTCTCCCTTGGAATGAACATCTCAATCACAAATACGTGGTAGATGATTCCTGGATTGTCCACGTCCTCAAAGTAAAAATACCTATAGGCACCCTCACTGATGGCGATAACTCCCCTGGTCTCCTCCTCCAACTCCCTCAGTGCCGTCCTTATCGGCCAACTTACTTCACGCTTTCTACAGCCACCGGTAACAAATGTCCAATCGTCCCATCGCTTATCACATACAGTCAGGTATCGTGTTTCTTCACCGGGTGCAACTAGGACAGTGATCGCCTTATGTGTCTCCTGATCCATTTGTCACCTTTTGCTCCTCTTCTTTATTATGTTCCTCAACGATGGGTTCCACTGGGATACGAATATTCTCCTCGATGGCATAAAGCGATGTCTTCAACCAACGGGTCTCCGTGTAGAGATAGAACGTAAATCCAATTAACAAAGCCACGAGCGCCATCAAGATCATTTCCTTATTTACGAATGAGTTAAGCATTTATCGTTGAATACCAAAAATATTATCCAGTTCTCGCGCGTTAATCTCGTCACGGCTGGTGACCTTGAAAATGGGTTTCTCGACGACTTCGCCCTCCATCATTTCGTGGTGCATCCCCTCCTTGACCCCGAACCACTTCTGGAGTGTTCCGGAACCGGGCTTGTAACTGATGATGAACACCAGAGCAATCAGAAAGGCGATGAAGTAAAGATTCATTCTTATTATTATCCTGGGAAATTATATATGGCGAAGGTCGAACGAAGCTCCTACCCAGTCAAGAAGTTCATGGCCAAGTCACCCAAGGGTGAGACCATCTACTTTGGACAGGCGGGCTACGGTGATTACGATCTGTGGTCGAGGGTAGACCCAGAGTATGCCGAAAAGAAACGCTACCGCTACACCACGTCACACAAGGCTATCCCCTTAAAGGATGGGACTCCCGCGTGGAAGTCACCTGAAACCGCTGAATTTTATGCTACACGTGGGACGTGGGATGAACCCCGTGGAAACCCTCTGTTCAAGCAGGTGGTTGCCATGAGAAATAAGAGCCTCACCAAGGAGGAAAAGGCTTTCATCGCTAAACAGAAACGACTTCGACTGAAATCTTCTTGAATTTTTTGCAGAGCATCGCCGCGACCCGGTGACGTCCGTCAACGATGCTGTAAAAGTCACCCTGCTCCTTGACCCTCACCGGCGTTCCCTCGAAAAAGTCCAACTTGGCTATGTCTTCCCTTAGCGGCGTCGGTGCCGGATAAGGATCCATTTCGAAATCCTTTTCCTTTAGTCTGACGCCAGCCCTTTTCACTGCCCTAATTATCGCAGGTGTCATCATTAATTGATCCATGTTAACTAAACGGATATCATATTCTGTCTCTGGTTCATACCACATTTATTATTCTTTGGTTCTCTTCTTTAATCCCATTAGTGTCTCCAAGTTATTCTTTGCTTTCTTGAGAGGGATCGGTCGTTTTAATCTTAAATCATCTGTCGTCGATTCTGAACTATTTATATCATCAATCTTAGATTCTTCTGTTATAATTATGCTCTCTTTTCTCTTCTCTTTAGATGTAATTTCTTTGTATTTATTGACAATCAAAGGATAATAATTGCTATTGGGTAATTTAATCCACATATTTTTTGCACCGTTTCTAAATTCTTGTATCGTCATGCTTCCTCCGAAAAGTTTTAATGCATATCGTGAAGGTGCGGGTCTTACTGGAGTAATTTTACCAACTACGCGTTTCTTGTAAAGTGTAATGAGTTGATTAATTTCTGGGGTGCTAATTTTTTTACTATCCATGTTCCATGCCTTCATGCACTCCCACGAACAGAACTGACCCATCATAGAAAAGCGATCTAATTTGGAGTCGTATTTGTATGGTAGGTGTAAAGTCTCTGTTTCAATCTCATGACAACACCACCAACAACATGTCATTCCATTTAATTAAAGAAGACGATCGCCTCTTCTTTAATAAGATGATCATAAGCATAGATGTGGGAATTAAGAATCTAGCCATGTGTTTTATTGATTCCGACACGAAACGAATCATCGAGTGGGAAGTTGCCAGTGTTCCTTCAGAGAGACAGGGTGGACTGTTGCCCGCTCTGAAAGAACATTTGGATAGGAGGGAGTGGCTAAGGGATGCCAAGACCGTCGTGATTGAGAGACAGCCAGACCGAAACAAGAAGATGAAGGCTATCGAACACTACCTTCATGGATTCTTCTGCGGGCGTGGTTTAGACACAATTGTTTTTGATGCTAAATATAAGATCCCAGATGTCGTCGGACCCGGAAGAAAGCAATACATCAAACGAAAGAACACCGCCATCGAACGTGCCCGCGAATGGGTCACGACGAATTCACTTAATTCTTCTTGGCTTGATTTCTTTAATAACCATAAAAAGAAGGACGACCTTGCCGATACGGTGATGCAGGCACTGGCTTACATAGGTCAGCAAAAGCCGGAACCTGAACAGAAAAAGAAAGAGGTCATCCGACCCCGTAAGCCCACACCCAATCAAAGGGACACCAAGTATTCCAAGTCCAACCTCGCGTGGCTATGGTCCAACGAGGAACGTGAAAAGATAAAAAAGGACAAACGTTTCAACAAGGATGTGAAACGCTACTTTCATACTCTGGAGGAATTTGTATCGGCGGTGAATCCACAAGACGCCAATTCATAAACGCATCCTTGTCTTTTTTGTATTCTTGAATTTCATCATATAGAAACT